ATTGAGCCATGCAAAGCTCCAAACGCCGTAAAATTGCCACTACCAATCAGTTTAAAAACATAAATGGTAGAAGCCATTGTGGCGACTACCGCGAAAGATGTGGTGTTGTTTACCGTGAGCGAACCAGAGAATACAACACTCGAAGAATAGGCTACATGCACACCATACCGCCCACCACTCGCGGAAAATGCGGAGAGCACACGAACATTTGCGGTCTCTACACTCAAATATGCATTAGAGATATGAATTTGAATGTTATTAATTTCCACCAACGCAGTGTTGTGGATGTGCAACCCACTCAGCGTTACAACATCGCCATCGTTCCCAGATAACTTCAGAACTCCGTTGCCGAAATCTCGAACCACAGGGCTTTCATAATACGTTCCTGCTGCAATCATTATCGTCGCAGTAAATCCATTCAAGTTCTTGGGTATAACAGCCAACGCTTTCGCAATCGTTGCATACGGATTCGCCTCTGTGCCGTCACCCACGCTGTCACTTCCTCCTGTGGACACATAAACGGTTTTTTGTGCCGTAAGGCCTGCAGCCTCCTGCATCGCGTTCAGGTTTTGCGCATTGACCGGTGTTCCCGTCACAGTAGGGCTATCCGCACGTTCTACCGTGGCGTAATACGGGCTTCCATTTTCGGGAGTGATTTTCACTCGGTTCGGATAGGTGGGAACTCTATCTACCCATTTAACTGCCATTGTTCTACCTCCTATTCTCCACAGTAGACTTCACCGCAACGAGTCCAACTGTAAATCACCGTCTCGATGTCAGTGAGGATTTTTTCTATATCGTTCGCCTCTTTGTATGTAAATCTCTGCATACTTTCAGGCGCATTCGGTGTGCCGGCTAACCCCTGGCACACCGTTTTTAGTCTTCGCACGTTCGCAAGGTACCGCGTCGCATCTGCCTCGGTGGGGATATCCGTTGCCTTCCATGTCGTTACCGTCTCCACAGGAACGCCCAGCAGCGACGCAATCTCTGCCACAGCACGCTCCACACGGTTAAAATCCGTGTAGTTATACGCGCCCTTCATACCGGCAAGCCATTCGGCTCGCTCTGCCGTCGTCCATGTCCCAGCCTTGCCCTTTGCAGCAAATGCTTTTACGCGGTTCACATCTGCCTGCGTTCTATCGGTTATCAGCTCCATTTATACTTCCCCCGCATAGAGTTCGCCGCAGTATGCCGCAGGAACAGGATCGAATTTCGATACGCGACCGGTATAGGTGCCCCGAAACGCTCCGGTGAACTCGTATTTGATATTTGTAATGACCACCGCGTTGCAAACGCCGTATTTACTGTCCACAGCCACCTTATCGCAAACATCAACGCGAGGATCGGCACGGAAGGTACCGCTGATCGTCTGGCGCTCCTGCAAAATAGGGGCTACCCACTTCGCCGCACGAGAGGCAGCCACTTCCGTGGTAATCAACGGGTTATCGATGGTCTGCACCTCGCCTTTTTCGGCGACATTCAGCGTATACGCCTGCTCACCGTAGGAAACCTTGACCGCCTTCAACGGCTTGGACAGTGTAACCTCCGGATACGAATACGACTCGTTTTCAGTGATGTTGTAGCCGGACAACAGTGCTTTCATCGGTTCGATACGCAGCACGCCGTCTCGATCTTGATAGAGCACGCAATTACCGGCGTTTGCCACCATCTGCAAAACCTCCGCCTGCGTATACGTAGACGTATCAGCAGAAAAATCGGTAGAAACGCCTTGCAAGATGCTGTCGATATACACCTTCGCGCCATACGGCAAATCAGCCTCCGCCACGACAGCAGCTGCGATTTCGTACAGCGTTCCTGCCTTGATACCTGTGTAGGGAACATCCATGATAAATTCCAACATATCGCGGGCCGTAAAGGTCGCCGTCAATCCGTTGGAAGGAGTGCTCCACTCAGAGAGATAGAATGTACCCGCTTTAATCCACTCGACATTCCCGTCGATATCGAAGCCGTATCGCACCTGAATCTGCTGGCGTTCCGCCAAATACCTCACGTAACCGTCAGGATTCAGAGGATTCCATAGACCGCTGGAGTTCTCCAGTGAAAACGTGATGCTGTTTTTCGGCAGCTCACCGGCTACCAGACAACCGATTTGCTCATGAGAGTACGCGGTCAGCTCCGCTTTCGTGTAGGTCACATAGATTCCGAGAACCACCTGCTCGATACGTGCTCTTCGGTAGGGGAGACACCAGTCAAACACTTGGATAACTACCGAATCGTAGTTCTCCATATCCAGCTTCACCGTTGAAATAACGGTAGCGTTATTGGTTACCGTCGTTGTCGCCACAACTGTACTGCCTCTGTACGCCGTCACCTTGAAGCGTGTGGCGAACTCGTTGTACTCGGTGCTCCAGGTAATCGTAATGCCCTGAATCGGCTGCGCGTGTACTACAGGCAGATCCACCGTAAGCAACGGATCGCCGTTGTCGCAGAATGTATCACTGGCATAACCGACATTTTCGTAAGGCCCATCCTCTGCGAGAAGGGGAGACGAGCCGTCGAGGAGCCACTGGTTCAGCTCCATCGTGGCGTATTTCTTATACATGCGGCTTGCGTCGATACTCGTGATGGTATCCAAGTCGGAAAAGACAGCTTGATCTTTGGACGAGGCCACCGCTTCCGCCTGCAGCCCGTCCTCGGATACAAGATAGGAAATCTCTACGAAGCCCTCCGGAGCAAGCCGTTCCCGCTGTTTCAGCTTCCAAGCGTCAGAAACTGCAATCATCAGCTACACCTCCACAAGCGAGAGCGAGCAATCCGTCCATCCCATGACCTCTCCGGTCGTAGGGTGTCGGCGCCACATTCCCGCCTTTCTATCGCTGACGTACATCATCAATGGCTGCATCATGATTCTGGCCACGGTTTCGGATGCCTGCAAAACATCGGCATAAGGATCGCCGTTTTTCTTGAATAGCTCCACCTGGTTCTCCTCGATGAATTTCGCTTTGGACTTTTTGGTGCCGGTCAGCATCTCATCGACGTAGGAGCCTAACAAGAGAGCCCTTCCCTTCTCCGGTTCGTATTCACCACGGATTTTCGCCAGAGCCATCGCAGGGCAGTTAAGGAAATCCTTGTACTGGGAGACACTGAAATACTCGGAATTCGCTTTTGCGCTATAATAATTCTTGCTTGTTAGTCCCATTCAACCGCCTCCGCCATCTCTTTCATGCCTTCCATACAGTCCTCGCAGTAGGTCTCCCCCAGCACACGATAGAACCAGTCACCCTCGTAAATCATCTCTCCACAATCGGAACAGATGTAAACGGTGGGTGGGTCCGGAGCGTTAGGACACCTTGCAGCGTGAGGAGCCTGTCTGCAATATTCGCACATACCCTTCCCTCCTGTAAAATTTTCCCTTGCAATCGGAATAACTATATGTTATACTTTGGTTTGTCTGAATATCCACTCAACATCGAAGTTGTCGAAATATTTGCAAATTTCAAAAGCTTCGTGGAGCTTCATATCAGATTTCCCCTTCAATCGACGATACATGGTTGTATCAGCAACTCCTATTTCTGTTGCAAGGTCCAGATAATCAATTTCTCTCTCCTCCATCAAAGAATCGAGGTTAGGATAAATTGACTTCATTTCACACCCCCTCAAAATATAACTATTTGTTATACCGAAATAATAAATCATCTTTTTCATTTTTGCAAGAGGCAAAATGACAAATAGTTATTTTTGACTTTATCATTAAACGGGAGTATCTTTTTATATATAACATTATTATGGGAGGTAGCTTCACTGTGGACGCTAACAAACGAAATGAATTTAACGCTGCCTTTGGCTCTTTACTAAAAGAGGCTCGTTTGAGCAAAAAACTTTATCAGCGCGATGTAGCCCAGCGAATTGGCGTTACGCAGGCATATTATGCCTACATCGAAAATGGCGATAGAAACGTAGACTTGCAAATGGCCCTTGAACTATGTAATTTTCTCGGCCTGGATCTGAATGATTTTATAAAAACACAGAAATGAGAAAATCCCCACCTCAAAAATAGAGATGGGGATTTTTTGCACTTCTTTGAAACCGTTCCTTAAACTATTTGTATAATATAGACTTTATTAAACAAATAGTATAAAGACAGGAGAACGATCAGTGTTCTCCTGTCTTTTTTTTATTACTTTTCAGAGAAAAAATTACGCAGTATAGCGTTCAAGGCCTTACTCTTGCTGACCTTATTCTGTTTGGCGAACCTATCAAGTGCAGCAGCCATGTCAGCCTCCAAGTAGAAACTGTGGCCTCTGCCAGCCGGCTTATCTTCTAGCATTCCCACCAACGGATTCTCCTTCGGTGTGACCGCCACAGGCTGTTCTTTTACTTGAGGTGCCTTCTTTTCTTCTTTTACCTCCGGAACGACCACGGGGGTTGCCTCTTTTACCTTAGGTGCTGCATTGTTTTCAGCTACTTTAAACGGGTTTGCCATTAAAAGACACCTCTTTCAATCATAATGTTTGTCACTGCTCTTACTTCCTCTGCTGCATCCTCTCCATCCTTATACAGCGTTACAGGTACTCTCTGAAGTGCAGCGCGAGCAAAAGCAACCTTGGAGCGAATAATCTGAGGAACAAGAATCTGAGAAAGATCCTCGTCATCCTGGCAGTAATCAATAATATCCTGAGTAAGAGTTGTTCTCATATCAGCCTTATTGATAATCAGTGCCTTAATATTGTTTTCCTTTCGCAGATCATGGCGAATTTCCTCCCACAGATACATAAACAACTGAAGACCAATACGACTATTGTCGTCTACATCTGTTACCAGAACCACACTATCAGCCGCCAAAAATGCATTCTGATTGACGATTCCCATAGAAGGATTCGTATCAATCATGACATAGTCGTATTGATTGAAGAAATCGATGTGATCCTCGATATAATTCTGCAGGATGCGTTCACGTGCAGAACGGCTGCTAATATGCAGCTCTGTAGCAGTCAGCAAAATGTTACTCGGAATAATGTCAAGATTCGGCAATCCTTCAATCGGCTGCTTCACTACAAGATCCTCAGCCTTTACTCCAGGCGTTTCAAAAATATCTCTGCTGGAATATGTATTCTGCTGCGTAATGTCCACGCCAGCATTGTTAGAAAGATTGCACTGAGGATCGATATCCAACAGCAACACCTTATACTTCTCTGCCAACGCTCCTGCCAGATTAAACGTAATCGTAGTTTTACCCGTTCCACCCTTCAAAGTACCAATAGCAATGACTTTCATAGGCTTTTCCCCCTTTGTAATATCACATATAATATAATATATCACATATTATGTATTTGTCAACATAGTATATTATATAATATATTTCATATTATGCTGTGTAGTATATTATATTTTATCGTATATATTATAGTAGCGATTATATTATATAACATGACAACGATTATAATATATATTATGAGATATACCATAGCACATAACATGTTAGCAGGCAAGCCACAATGTTAGCGTCGGGTGAAATGGGCCACCAATGGTCGGGAGAAAACGGCCAATCTAAGTCACACAATAACATAATATATCCCATATTTTATAATATATTATATAACATGTTAGCGAAGCCTCTAAGTTACACCCTTTGACTTTGGCACCTTGTTCCCAAGGAATAATAGCCAGGGAAAAACAGATCCCCGCCACCAAGCCGGTACTCCTCCCACCAACCAGAGCTGCAGCACACCCTACAGCAACTACGCTAGACCGCGCTCACGCTTGGTCGCGCCCCGCACCGTGATCGAGCTCTGCTCAATCACTTGTGCGAGGGCTCTTCAGCAATAAGTGAGTAGGGGAGAGGTTGCATAGATCTTCCAAACTTTGAATAGACTAGAAGAGAGTCAACACGCGTCATAGACAGACTAATCCCTAAAACTAGCTAACTCGGTCCATATTTTGGCCCATTTCGCCCTCTAAAAGGCAGCACAACCAAGCCCTCAGAAGAGGACTCAAGGTCATTGAAAACACTGTCCACATACGAAGGACTCGCTGGAGCTATTAGGCAATCATTTGTAGCACCATTCTTGAGCAGGTTTTCCTCCTGCTTCTTTAGTTCTTGTTCAGCCTGCCAATCCTTGATGACACTGGCCACTGTATTGCGGCTAATTCCTAGTCTACGCGCCGTTTCAGACTGGTTTACGCCGGCTTGATATAGAGAGATGATCTTGTCATTGCGGTCTTCTTTACGAGCCTTACGGACCGCGTCACGGGTTGCATTAGGCTTTGCATGACTCCAAGGTCTGTACGCGCCGTTAAATGCGTGTAAGCCGATGATATCTTGTTCTTCTTCTGTGATATCCAATAGCTCTATCAGCTTCGCATTTGTGTACTTATAGCCTTCCTTACGAATCGCAGAAGTGAGTGTGCGTTCTAGCTCACGCTCTGTCATAGGACGCTTAAAGCCCTCGTTATAAGCGCGTACACGCTCCATAGCCTCGTCATGGTCATAAGACATACGAAGGGCATTATAGACCGAGAAACACAGGTTATTGCGTGTCTCAGCGCCTACCTGGTTATTACGAAGGTTACGCAGCTTAATCAGCTGTAGTACACGAGTTGCGCCAGTACTGTAGTTGTTGTGCAGCACGATAATGTCGCACTCCTGCATAGGAACATGCTTAGAAGGCCTCTGGAAGCGCCTAGACGGGCGTTGATCAGGGGAGAGGGGTTGGATATACTCCGCCATCTCATGGGTGTTGTAGCGCGTTGTACGCAGCACCTCGAAATTTCCCCAGCGTTTTGCCACTGTGTTATACGTTCCAGGCAGGCGGAAATAGCCCACCGGGTTCATACTTGCGCCACGGTCGACAGAAAGCTTCCATTCCGGGTACTCGTCCAGGAACAGCTCCAGCTGATCCAGAATACCGGCTTTGATTTGATCGTAATGGTACTGGCAAGAAGCATGGCAAGGCTCGATTGCCCACCAAAGCTGTACGCCACGGCCAGTGCGAACGATACTGTTCGGCATAGGCAGCGCTTCTTCTTGCCACAGGTCTTTCTGGGCACTCCAAATAAAGGCCTCTACAGCCCAGCTAGGATCCACGTCTTTCTCGTGGCAGTCAATATCCACCACCATATTCTGCAAGCCAAATAGGCCGTCCTTTGTACGGGTCGTGCCGGATACAGAGTTTGCAGTGATGTAATAATCAAGCTTCTTTGAAGCATGGACCATCAGGACATATGGACGGATCTCAGACATGCTGCGTGCCGTCATGGTATAGACACCGCCACCGCTCTTACGGTGACCTACAAGGATACGACCGTTGAAGGAGGCATCACCATAATGGACATCGAGCCACGATCTGATGTTACGGTTTATGAAATTGTGATTGAATTGCGTGCGCGGTGCAGCGATCATGCGTCCCATATGGCGACCTCCTTTCTCAAATTTTGATATATTTTAGCAATATTTTCCGTTCGAACCCTTGACAACGCTTTTTTGCGTTGCTATAATGGTCGCACAAAAAGCGAATGCCTTTAGACAATGCTTCGCAGCACCCTACAACAACGATTTTTCGCCAAAAAAATCGGTGCAGGGCGTGTTTGAGTGCTATTCGATTGTAAAACGGAATTTTTACTACAGCGCCAACTGTAGTATGGACAGGAGCCGGTCGCCAAACCGGCTTTTTGTTTTGTCTCCAAAACTTCAAACAACAAAAAGAGCCGACCTGGATTTCCTCCAAGTCGGCTCGAATTCTACAAAACTTGTAAAATGCTTCTTTGCCTTGACTTCTTCTGCCCCTAATCCGAGGATTAAGCGTACAATAAGCCTAGTTGCAAAGCTGCTGCCAGATCTGTTGAGGAGATCCAATATACCGCACTTCGTGATTGCCAGCACTGATGCGGTGATCGTTTATGTAAGCCCTCCGTGCCACCGGAGGCCTATTTGTCGTTCGCTGTCGTTGTTGATACTATACCTCAGAAAGCTCCACATTGCAAGACAATTTTCACATTTTTCTTCCTCTTTGTGATAAAGCACAAGAATTTGGCCAAAAATTCTCACAGAATGTGGAAAACGAATCGTGCCAGCACAACCACAAGAGAATGGGGGAGCTCTCTATTACCAACACAAAAGGTTGTGCTTGACAAGAACTGCCGCTGCTGTTATACTGTCGTCAAGCAAAAAGACCTCATTTTTGGCAAGGCTTCGCCGCACCCTACTCATCTCGATTTTTTGGCAGAAAAATCGGAGCAGGGCGTCAGGAAGAGGTATTCGGTTGATCATTTATCAAAACAACGAGGAGCTGGTTGGCAGACCGGCTCCTTGTTATTTCCCAAGGAAAATAATAAAACCGACCCGGATCAATCCTCCAGGACGGCTAAAAAATCTACGAAAACCGCAAATTTCGCGTCTTTACCACTTGACTTTTCTTTCCTATACGATATAATAGGGAATAGATAAGCCGTATGCGCAAAGGGCGCTGCCGGATCTGTTGAGGAGATCCTAAGTTCCGCAAGATGTGTTGCCAGCACTTTTGCGGATGTGGTTTATCGAAAGGCCTCCGAGAAATCGGAGGTCTTTTTTTTGTTTGACCACACTATACAGCAGAAATGGCGCAATTGCAAGACCCTTTTTCTTGCTGTCGCAAATTAGAGCATGAGCGCGGAGTAGAAGGGTAGGGGAGAGACGCTCTGAGCGCGATCCACCCGCACCTATACGCGTGCGCGTTCTACTAATTACGCCACAGCACGCCTCAGCAACACCCCCATCTCATAACCACCCGCGAAACTACCATTTGTTTCTATGAAAATGGAAACAATGCGAAAATTTACTCGTCCCTAAAAGCCAAAACCTAAAAAGTTACAAAATGGTAACAATTTTTTGTAACCATTTGTTTCTTGATTTCCGATACCCCGTGGGGCATAATGACATCGCAAAGTGATTCTTCATGACTTTGCAAGAAAATAAAAATTTGGAGGAAAAAACAATGAAGAAGATTGTTGCTCTCGTCCTGAGCCTGGTTATGGTTCTGGGCCTGGCCACCACCGCTATGGCAGCTCCCGCTTCCACTAGCAAGGATCTGGGTGATTTCTACTTTGATTCTACCACCGACACTTATGGCCCCGAGTTCGCCATCCAGTATGGCCTGAACGCTTACGCTGCCAACTCCCCCAAGGATGTTGCTGTTGCTGGCGTTAAGGACGGCCTGATCACCGCTGGTGAGGAAGGCAATGTTGCTTACTTCACTCTGTCCACCGGCGATTTCGAGCACACTGACAGCAAGTTTGTTCAGGTTGCTACCGTTGGCGAGGCTGACTTCACCGTCTACTATCCCACCGCTGCTGGCACTGAGGCTTCCAAGTCTGTGTTCATGTATCTGGCCAAGCTGGATTCCAACCCCGTGTACGCTGGTACCGCTACCCTGTTCGCCAACTTCGGTGAGAACTGCGGTCAGTATGACTTCGATCCCGCTGAGGATACCAAGTACTACATGTTCCAGGGTTCCGTTTACAAGGTTGTCGCCGCTGGTAACGATGACGTTAGCCTGATGATCGATGGCGCTCTGACCTCCGTTGAGGAAGTTGCTTCCGTCGCCGACATCGTTGGCCACGTTGCTAAGTTCACCTACGATGCCAAGTACAAGATCACTGCTGTTGAGTGCGCTGAGTGCGGTGTCGCTGCTGTCATCTATCCCAACTATGACTCCGTCCCCAAGGCTGAGAAGGCTGCCTTCAACGTCTATGGCCCCATCAACACCGACGATTATTACTGCTGGACCAAGGCTCCCGCTGCTCCCGCTGCTGACGCTGAGACCGATAAGGTTGAGTCCGCTCAGACCTTCGACGCTGGTATCGCTATGTACGTCGGTATGTCCGTCATGGCCGCTGCTGGTTCCGCTGTCGTCCTGAAGAAGAAGGACTAATTTTAGTCTAACTGATTCTGGCTAGTTGAACTAACCAATTAAAAGAGGCTCCTTCGGGAGCCTCTTTTTTTGTGGTTCTTGAGGCGCAGAGACCAAAGGCCCCTTTGTGTAAAGGGCAAGATTTTCCTCGGCGAGGAGAGATGTCTCCGCAGGAGACAGAGAGAAGGGAGGAGCTGTCAGCGAAGCGGTGGGGGATTGTGCAGCAGGCAGTACGAGTTCGCCGAAAACCGATGCGGAGACGCAGTTCTTTTGTGCGTCAATCCCTCAGTCTCGCCTACGGCGATCCAGCTCCCTTTACACACACCCGTCCGCAGGCGGGCGTGCGAGAGCGCAACCGACAGCGTCGGCTCTTAGCGCGGAGAAAGGGAGCCTCTTTGCCATTTTCTCCCATAAAAGTAACAAATAGTTACAAATTTACCACAACTCTTGCATTATGTAAATTGAAGGCGTATTATGTTAATCAGCATAAACCGATTATTAGTAGGGGAGGTGCCCCTACCACAACCGTATAAGCTACTATACGGCTATTTCTCGTTCCGGTGATCACTGCCGTAGGCAGTCTCACATATAAAATTTTGAAGGAGAAAGAAACCATGAAGAAGTTTTTTAGTCTGGTTCTGGCCCTCGTGATGGCCCTTAGCCTGACGACTTTGGCATGGGGTGCTACTGAGATGCCCACTGCCCAAAACGGTGTTATCACTCTGACGGAAAACGTGACTTTGTCCGATCAGTGGGTGGTGACCGAAAACACCACTCTGAACCTGAATGGTTACACGATTTCCAATACTACCGATATTTGGAACACTTCTACGGATGACTGGTCCTTGATTTCTGTTCAGGGCGGAACCCTCACCATTAACGGTCCCGGTACTGTGAAAGCCAAGGAAAACGACAGCTATGCTATTGATGTCCGCAATGCCAGCGCAGCCTGCATTATTAACGGTGGCGAGTTCATCGGTAACTGCTCCGCTGTCTATGTAAAAGATGGCACTTTAACTGTCAATAGCGGTTCCTTCGCAGTCCAGCAGCAGGCCACCAATGGCAATGGCTATGGCGAAGTTCTGAACTGCTTTGATGCAAACTATACTGCCGGTACGGCCAAGGTGATTGTCAACGGTGGTATTTTCAAGGGCTTTAATCCCACTGATGCTGCTGAGCCTGCAGGCGATGAGCAGAGCTATGTTGCTTCCGGTTATGAGGCCGCAGCCGTTGGTGCAAACGGTGAGTTCATCGTCGGTCAGGATATCGAGGTTGATGCTGATGGCAACATCACCGCTGGTACCTTCGCTGATGATGTGAGCGACTATCTGGCTGACGGCCTCGAGCTGACCGCTGATGGCGTTGTCGTTTCCGAGGGCGGTGCTGTCCTGGGCACCAAGTATGATCTGGTCACCACCGATATCGCTCAGGCCAAGACCGTGGGCGTGACCGTGAACACCTTCTCCGCCAAGTCTCCCAAGGACACCAACAAGGATAGCCTGCTGGATCAGGTTGGTAATGTCCAGTATGTGGAGTTCTCCAATATGCCCGGTCGTTACTTCGTGCAGGTGGCCTCCGTTGGTAAGGCTGACTACACCGTCTATCATACTGGCACCAAGTCTGTGTTTGGCTACTTCACTGAGGTTGTCTCTCCCTTCTATCTGGGTAACGGCGTTGCTTTCTATGATTTCGGTGAGTCTTGCGGTCAGTATGACGACACTCCCGTTGTCGGCGCTAAGTACTTCGTCTTCCAGGATGTGTTGTACATGGCTGATGTTACCGAGCTTTCTGATGTCAACCTGAAGGTGGGCAGCGATCTGGTTCCCGTGATTGAGCTTCCCGATGAGTGGGTCAGCCACATTCCCGCTTTCACCTACGATAAGGAGTTCAAGATCGTGGGTGTGAAGTGCGCTGAGTGCGGCACCCCCGCTGTCATCTATCCCAACTATGACTCTATCCCCAAGGCTGACAAGAAGGCTATGAACTTCTATGGCCCCATCAATACCGACGACTATTACTGCTGGCTGGCTGGCCCCGGTGCCGTTGTTGACACCGAGACCGAGACCGATAAGACCGTGACCTCCGCTCAGACCTTCGATGCAGGCATTGCCATGTATGTCGGTATGTCCGTCATGGCCGCTGCCGGTTCCGCTGTCGTGATCGGCAAGAAGAAGGACTAATCTTCGATTGATTGAAGTCTCCGGACTTTAATGAATACCATCGAGCAGGCTTGAATCCTCCAGAGGATTTGTGATGAACGCGGTTGTTAATCCGCCTGCTCACAAAAAGACTCCCTTCGGGGAGTCTTTTCCTTTTTATTCCAAAATAGCAACAAAAGGTTACAAGTTCTTGTTTTTTCTTGCTTTTCCGATAATAGAGGCGTATACTGGCATCACATTAAAACGATAAGTCAGCAGGGGATAACCCCTGCCGCAACCGTATACGCTACTATACGGTTCTTTGTCGTGTCCGGTGATACCTGCTTTTGCAGCTTCACATATACAAGAAAAAGGGGAAAAGAAAATGAAGAGAATGATTGCGTTGGTTCTGAGCTTGGTCATGGCTCTGAGCCTCTGCGCTCCTGCTTGGGGTGCTGATCCCGAAGTTGACATCAAAGTCAAAAACTCCGAGGAACTTGTTGCCGCAATTAATGGTGATGCGACAAAGATCGGCCTGGAGAACGGTGATTACGAACTTAAGTTTACCCACAATACCGCCTTTAATGTAGACGGTCTCACCATCGTGGGCCTCGGTGATGCTGTAAAACTTGACATTTCTTCTACCGAGGTAAGTTACGGCAGAATCCAGGGCGACAATGTTGTATTTGAAAACATCATCTTCACTGACAGTACCGTCGGTGCAACCGGTAAGGCAACTTACAACAACTGCACCATTGAGGGTCAGCTGGAGTGTGCAAGCAGCGGCGCTGCTGAAACCGTTGCAAACAACTGCGTCATCGGTCAGGTTCATACCTCTACCGATATGAATGCAGGCGCAGCATCCTTCACAAAGTGTAAAATTACATCTGCAGCCTACAACGCAAAGTCTACTATGACCTTTACCGAATGCGTTATTGCTGATGGACTCAGCATCTGGGGTGGCGACACGGTCCTGAATAAGTGTACGATCGACCCTGAAAAGATTTCTTATGTGGGTAGCGGCGAGGATACCATTGTAATGGATGACAGCCTCGTGGCTTCCGACGCAGCAACGCTGATTACCGCCATGAAGGCTGCCACTTCCGGCGCCACCATCAAGCTGCTGAAGGATATTACCATCACCAATAAGTGGGATTGCCGATACACTGGTGCAAAGTTCCTTGTTCCCGTTACCATCGATGGTAATGGCAACACGCTGAAGTTCACCAACGAAATCAATGACGGTTACAACTACCTTTGTGCCTTCCGCTTCGAAGCTGCTGCAACCGTCAAGAACCTGACCTTCGATATGAGCGAAGCAATTGGCGTGTTCCAAAATAGATTTGGTGCCATCTCTGCCAAGGCAGATTTGACGGTTGACAATTGTAAGTTCTATGGCAACCCCGCTTACGCCAGCTCTCGCGCCATTATCTTCGGTGAGGGATCGGGAGCCGGCATCACCGAGATGGACGTCTCTGTCACCAACTCCGTCTTCAAGGATTGGAAATACGGTGTTACTGATAACATGAACCGTCAGGATGCCAAGACTGTCACTATCACCGACAACAAATTCAACAATGCCGGTGTGAATGTCAGTGCTTCTGAGACTGTTACCTTCAATGATAACACCGTGGAAGGCAAGGGTGTCACCATTACTTCCTACACCGATAACACCGAACTGGCTGTTACCGCAAACGGCAACACGCTGGACGCATCTGCTGAAAACAAGATCAATGCCAAGACCGTCGCCACTGACAGCACTGTCTTCGCTCTGTACGTCACCGGCACCGTGACGGCTCCTGACGACTATGTGGTCGTCAAGAATATCGACTCCAACGACGACCCCTACTACAAATTGCAGCAGGCTGTGGCCGCTCCCGAGGGTGACACCGCTACCAGCGAGACTACCAACAATGTCGCTGAGAACGTTCAGGAAGCCGTGAAGGAGGCTGTTGCCAGCGGTACCTCCGAGACCACCGTCACCGCCGGCGAGACCAAGATCGAGTTCAACGACGTTGCCGATATGGGAACCTTTGCCGCCGCTGCTACTGAGGACATCACCACCCAGATCGTGGTGGAGGATGTCACCGAGACTGTTGAGACCAGTGTGAAGGCCGATGTCGAGGCACTGGTGGAAGAGAAGATTGGTGCAGTCGATGACGAGAATGTTGTGGTCGCCGCTTATGTGGAGATCGACATCCATGTCTTCGTCGATGGCGGGCATGTCGGTCAGATCACCGAGTTGCCCGAGAAGATCAAAGTCACCATCCCCCTGCCCGCAGGTGTGACCGCCGAGGCTGGCAAGAAGTACTATGTTGCCCACGAGCATGACGGTGTTGTGGAACTGCTGAACGCCACCATCGAGGGTGAGTATCTGGTCTTCTACAGCGATACCTTTTCCACCTACGCCGTGGTGACTCAGACCGCTCCTACCTCTGCCGGTGTTGCCCTGACCGATAAGGTTGACATGGTCGCCACCAATGCTGCCCAGACCAAGTATCCCAACGTGACCGTCAGCGTCCACAAGGCCAATGCCCCCAAGGACACCAACAAGGACGGTCGCTTCGATGTTTCCGGTAACGTGAAGTACTTCATGATGAACGGTCAGGAGTACGTGCAGGTGAACACCGTCAGCGAGGCTGACTACACCGTGTATGTTGCCGGTACCAAGACCTTGTTCGGTTACTTCAAGGCCGCTAACCCCTTCTACTATGGTTACGGCGTTCCCTTCAATAACTTTGGTGATAAGTGCGGTCAGTATGACGACGAGCCCGTTGCCGGCACCAAGTACTACACCTTCGAGACCAACCTCTACAAGGCTGTCGAGGCCGGTACCACCGAGGACTTCAACCTGATGGTCGGTAATGAGCTGGTTCCTGTGGAGCTGATGTCTGACGAGTGGGTCGAGCACGTTGCCGCTTACACCTATGACAAGAATTATAAGGTCGTTGGTGTGAAGTGCGCTGAGTGCGGCGCTCCCGCTACCCTGTATGCTAACTTCGCTTCTCTGCCCAAGGCAGTCCAGAAGGGCGTTCAGGGCGTGGATTACTTCGCCATCGGTGACAGCCAGTATTATGTCTGGGCTGCTCCCGCTGTCCCCTCCACCGATAAGCTGGTCGAGTCTGCCAAGACCGCCGATCCCATCGGCCTGTACATTGGTGTGACCGCCCTCGCCACCCTGGGTAGCGCCCTGCTGGCTAAAAAGAAGGAAGACTAATCTATACGCAAAAAAGAAAGCCCCTTGAGGGCTTTCTTTTTTTGCTCATTTCCCTGTACTGATATACGCATCAGGGAAGCCTGCGGCTTGTACTTTCTTCAGATACGCATCGGCGTTGTCCTTCTGCTTAAACGCACCCACCTGCACGCGGTAGATGGTGTCGCTCTGCACAGCCGTTTCCTTCTTCGGTGCCACGTAAGGAATACCGAAGTAATCGCACAGCCCCTTGGCAGCACTACGGGCGATGTCGTCCAGATGCGCATGGAACCACTTGGCATCCTCAGGATTGTCGTGGAACACGTGCTCCTCGTAGTACGATACGGCTTTCGGCACACGCAGCTCGTACAGATCCGTGCGCTCATTCAGCGTAATAGGCTGATCGTAGACCTCGGCACGACGCTTGATCATACAAGAGGCCAACAGCTTACCCTTGGCACTGCCGGTATAGATGATGGGACGATAGCCCCGCGCCTTACCGCCACCCACCGTATTGGAGCTTGCATTGGTGTGGGAAACGTAATGCACATCAGCACCCCACGCATTAGACGCCGCTACAGCCTCCTGCATGAGCACTGTGCCGTTCTGCGCCGACTTGGGCACTCGGCGTGGTCCACGCTTAAAATCGATTCTACACGCCTTTAAATGCGTTTCTAGGACATCGAGATACAGGTTGTTGTGCGTCGTCTCGTCACAGCCCTCGATAGAGCAGGGATTGAACTTGTGATAAGCAGGGGAGAGGTAGACCTTAGGCATCGGTCTTCACCTCTTCATCCTTTACCGCGCAGGTCGGGCACTCAGGCAGACCCGTGGCGATAGCGGTAAGGATGGACAGGATACCCGCCATGCCAGCAGTAGAGCCGACCACCACCCAGTTCACATCGGCAAACACCGCGCCGGTACCGATAGCAGCTGCCGCAGTCTGTGCCACAGTGCGCAGAGCGCGGATGAGAGTAGCCTTGATGAATAAAGAACAATAGGTGATTCTCTTCGATAACCTACATGTTTACCTGTGAAAGGAGATAGAAAATGAAGAAGAAATTTTTGGCACTGGTGCTGGCGCTCACCATGGCGCTGAGTCTGCTGCCCGTGACCGCCATGGCGGCGCATGTGCATGCTTGGGAAACAAAATTAACCTACGATACCACTCACCACTGGTACGAGTGTACAGTAGCTGGCTGTGATGAAGTAAAAGATTATGCTCCCCACGCATATACTTTTAGAACCGACCTTTGTGAATGTGGTCATTCAAGCACCCATGAACACGAATGGGTAACTGGTTGGAGCCGTAATAATACCCATCACTGGAAGAACTGTAATAGACATGCCAATTGCGAACTTACATCTGATGATAAGGCATTGAAAGGTTTTTACGAAGAACATTCTTTCGATAGAACCGGGAAGTGTTTCTGCGGTGAGCCAAGCACTCATGGTCATGTATGGACAACAACATACTCTTATGATGAAAATGGCCATTATTACGAATGCACAGCTAGCAATTGCTACCTGCAGGGAAACGCATATGAAGCACATAATCCGAACGCAACCGGCGTATGTTTAGACTGCGGCTATCAGGCACCTCACGTGCATGACTGGGCAGACGCATACACCTATGATGACACATATCACTGGCACGAGTGCGTAGGCCCTTATGATGTTTGTGACATTACAGCAGATGCTGGTAAGGGCGGCTATGGAAGGCATAGTTACGACGCAACCGGCAAATGTGTATGTGGCTATCAGGCACCTCACGCGCATGACTGGGCAGATGCATACACCTATGATGACACATATCACTGGCACGAGTGTGTAGGCCCTTACGATGTTTGTGACATTACAGCAAATGCTGGTAAGGACGGCTATGGAAAGCACAGTTACGATGTAATAACAAAGCGGTGTGTATGCGGCAAAACCTACCCCTTGGCTCCCAACTATCCCACCGTTGATTCCACCGTTGACCCCACGCCTGAGACGGTGATCGTCACTCCCAAGACTGCTGATGCCGGTATCTTCATGGCCGTCAGCATGAGCATCCTCTCTGTCACCGGCTCTGCCGTGCTGCTGAAGAAAAAAGAGGACTAATGGAACATAGCAAAAAAGAGGGCCTTATGATAAGGCTCTCTTTTTTTCATATTGCTTTTGTCGGAATTCGGGACTAAAATGGTAGACACCCCATTAAATATAGTGCTGCAATAGGAGGGGACACCTATGATCGAAGGCAATAAACTTGTTTATGAATGTTCCTGCAAAACCGAAAACACCCCGCAATACAGAGACTACGAAAACAGCACCTATAATGTAGTATCAAAGATGGCATTCCTGCTTGGCGTAGAAAAACGGCATTTTGAAAACGAGCACGAGCCGCCAAAGATGGAATGGTACGAAAAACTCCATCAAGATAAAAACGCCCGCATCATCCGTAATCTCTGCGCGTTGCGAACGGCATTAGAACGCAATTATGCTGCCATTTCCAAGCAGATGCGCTATGAACTTAAAAATCTACACTCCATGCAGGAGCTGATCCCCCAAAGCAGTCTGTTGGAGCTGCTGGAGGATGGCATCGCTGTTGAGAGATCAAATTACCAACCCAATCAATATATTCTGGACATCAACAGACTCATAGCTGACCGAATCAATAACTGCAAACAAATCTTTCCTCTTTGGCTGAAATGGGAATACATCCGCGCTCTATTTATCATGCCCAACGGCCACACCGTAGACGGCATCAGAGCTGCGGCTTCCGAGTATTACGCCAACAAAAACAAATACCCCTATCAGGTCTACATGAACTGGGCGTACACCGACTCCGGAAACATCCTCTACAACGACAAGAAGTTCGTCAATCTCCTGTATGAGGCCAATGAGGACTACTTCACAGACATCAGCAAGGTCTCAGACGCAGGGGAGAAGACGAAAGCAGGTATCTATCGTTTCTTAGAGCAGAGCAACCGCGTTGCTATTGTGGTGGATTGTGAGAACTCCGACCCCTATAAGCTGTATGCCACACTGAAAAACCTCAATCAGGAAGCACTCCTCAATAAAATCTGCAAAATCATTCTCTACAACGATGTACATACCGCCACCGCATGGAAGATCCTCGAAAAATTTACGCAGATTCCCATTGAACACAACCTCATCGAACGCATTAAGGAAAACAAGTCCCTCGTGGACATCCGACTGACCACAGGCACTTGCAGAGAACATTATACGAACAATGTCGATTCCTTTATCCTTGTTTCCAGCGATAGCGACTACTGGGGTCTCATTTCGGCAATGCCGGAAGTCCGTTTCTTCGTCATGGTAGAAACCGAGAAATGCGGCCCCGCCATTAAGAATGCACTGGTCGATGCAGGCTTGCAATACTGCTATATCGATGATTTCTGCACCGGCAACAGCGACGAGATTAAGGAAGCTGCCGTTCTTTCTGAGGTGAGACGGGCACTGGATGAAGCGTTCCACTTTAATATTCAGGACATCCTGCAGGAAGCCTTCCGCGCCACTCGTGCCGACATGAGCACCGCAGAGAAAAAACAGTTTTACGATCGGTTTATTAAAAACATGAAAATCGTCATCGCCCCCAACGGCGAAGCAGCCATCGAGCTTGGGCGGTGAGAGGCATATATCATATTATATAATATACTATCCTGACCAGCGTGGTAGGGAAGAAAACAAGAGGACTATCTAACGATAGCCCTCTTATTTTTTATCATTTTTCTTGTATTTTGGGCGCTTTTATTCGGTTAATCGGAAGGGGAGTCAATTTTTCAACCGTTCCAAAATTAAACAAAATCAAATTTTTGTTTAATCAAGGGGAGGAATGCGTTAAAACAACCTCTTCGCCACGGTGACACTCTTGATCCCGTTCCCCAAGTAATCTGCCAGCATGGCCATACTGTCCGGTGCGTCATCGTGGAGGTTCTTCGAGGTGAAACTAAACCCCGTCAGCTCGTTCATGGCTCTGCGGTAATCGTTATCGCGACAGCCATCGGCACGGAAATAAAAATCACGGATGGTCGGAGCATGCTGCTCGATGCGTGTCAGCTTCGCCATGTTCGTGGGCGCCTTCTTGTGGCTCATGTTGATGCTGTACCCATGCTCCTGGCGGAGAATACGGTACACATCATCGCTGTACTCATCGCCACCGTTATTCGCCTCGGTGCGCCCCATCTTCACCTTATGCTGCAGGATCTTCGCCACCACGCGGGGCTTCGTGCAGCTCTTATCGCGCTTATCAAACACCCAATCGTGGACATACACATCCTGCCCGTACACATAGGCAATCGGCATGCTGAGGCTGTCTCCCCCACCCCATGCCACGTCGTTCACGAAGCAGATATTATCCGGCTCACCATCAGGCAGCACACCATTATAATACTTCAGGCTGTCGGCTGCGAAAGCCAAGCCCTCTTTCTCGATGCCGTGCTGCATGAACAAACACTCGAAGTCGGCACTGTCGATAGTGTTCTTGATGTCGCGGATTTTCTCGGTAGTATAGCGATCAGGATGCTCGTATTCGAAGTTGGATTCCTCATTCTCGTCCCACACGGGGATAGCGATGAAGCGATAGCGAGGATCGTCACCATGATCGGCTTTCATACGAGAGATGGGATCATACGCAGACCAAATAGTGCCGAGCTGCAACTGCTTAACGGAATCGCCAATCATACGAGTGGTCAGTGTAGCGGTATAATCACCGTACAGCTTATCCAAACGTTCAGGAGAGCGGGCTTCCTCTTTATTTTTGACCAAATCGTCAGTTATAAGGAAACGGTTGCTTCTAGTTCTACCAGTGACCGAGCCGCCCAGCGACACCAAACCGAGACTTGGAAAATCACCAGCTCGTCGATAGCTAATCGTCTTATACTCAGCCGAAATAGCCGGTTCTCCAAGACCGGGGAAAATTTCGTGGAAACAATACTCGTTAGTGTCAGTTAGCATCGCTCGTACAGAATCCAACATCATGCGAATCATTCCGTCTGAATACGAAACATACATATTCGCACTCTTAGGTTCGCAACCAATGATATACGCCAACAGGAACTTGATAAGCGTACTTTTGCCTGTACCAGGTGGCATAGAGAAACCAAGATATAGCGTTTCGGGGTCATCGATGAACTCTTGAATCTGTGTGGCGATCTGATGCTTCCCTTCCAGCACCTTACGACGGGGCAGCCAAAACCGTGCTTTCGGCTCACGGTTCCACTCCATGGCCACCATGAAGTCATCGAAGCTGTACTGACCGGCGAAGATGTATGTCTGGCGAATCAGCTCATACATTCGCGGCGTTTTCAGCTTCCGCGCTTCGCTGCGCACCCAGCGGACATAGTGATCTACCGATTTTCTGTCCTCAACGCTACGGAGCACACTGAAGGCATCGGTCAGCGACTCCTCTGTCTGCTTTGAGATACGTTTGATTTTTTCCAAAATTTCAATTTTCAAAAATGACACCTCTTCTTCACAGTTTCTTCGTTTTCCGACATTATCATATAAACAAAAAAGAACGCCGATCCGCATTACTTACGAAATCGGCGTTCTTGACGCTCTATACCTTATTACATTATATAGTATATTTCCCGAGGAGGAACCGCAATGCAAACAATCGATACCCTTACCGCACAGCTGGAGCGCATAAATGCTTTGGCAGAGGTTCTGTACGAACAACTACGCGATAATCCCCGCGCTCAAATCCTTGCAGAAATTATCATCGAAGCATCCGCCCCAACCGCTGACTAATCAGCGGTTTTTTCATCCAAATTTTTCGAGCAAATACTTATCAATCATTGCTCCCTTGCGCTCATTGTCACGGCGCAAGTAGTCCACTTCCGATTCCATTCTCTTAATCTGCTCTCGCAGATACTCGATTTTCTTCTGGGCCTCGTCACGGATAGTCTGCAATTCCGCATTATAAGACGCATGAATGTTTTCGAGATTTTTTCGAGCGTGTTCTAGCTCTTTACTCACCTCGTCAAACAGCTTTCGCTCATCAGGGGCACTCTCCTCAAACGCCAAGATACACGGATACTGATTCGAAGAACCAATGACGGCATCTTCGATTCTTCGGGCGGTTTCGCGCATAATATCCTGTTCATAAGGCGCAGTGCTAAACAGCTGCTCTACCGTTTTTACAGAAACCTTTGCTTTTTCTGCAATTTCGGCGTTCGTTAATCCGTTGATCTCTTTCATGTCACGCATAAACTCGCGCCATCTATCCAGTTCCATTGCGGAAGTTCGCGGACCATCACAGCGAACCTCACGATGGGGGCAACTCAAACATCTATTGTACGGCTTGGATCCGAAATCTTGTTTCTTCTTCATAAAACTTTCTCCATTTTATAAGGAATAATAGGGGCACACCCTACAATAAGAGGGTAAGTGGTTCTTATCTTTCCGTCTGGCTCCCTTATGATAGGCTGTCTTTTTTATTTATAAAATGATAGGCTTTATCCACGGCAGGAATGCCTATCATTTCCGCCCAGTAAGAGGATAAACTATATGTACAGGTTGCTATTCTTTTGTATATGAGGAAAAAACTATGAGCAAGACATCTTATATCGAAATTCTCGATGCTGCAACTCTTGCCCTTGAGCGCATCCGTATACTCGCGGGCATGCACCGTAAACACAACCTTGACCCAGAGGAATTATCCCTGATCTGCGACCTTATTTGCGATATCGCCGAGTTCCCTATACTGCCGGAGGCTTAGCCCTCCGGCTTTTATTTTTCGATTTCGGAGGAGCGGGTAGCGACTGCCGATGCGTGTCCCGCACACATACGCGCAATGCCCTCAAAATAACCCGTATCCCAACCGTTGACCATCTTTTGTTCCTCTGGCGTCAGCTCGTCGCGCCATTCCTCGTCATCGGTCTCGTTTTCCCAGCACCACAGCAGTGCCTCTTTACGTTCCTCAGCAATCATAATCGTGTTCCTTCCTATATTAATGTTCGGGGGGGACGGCAGCGGTTGCCAGTGCGTGACCCGCTCTGTAAAATCTTTTTCTTGTTCAGAGCCGATCAACCCGAAAATCACACATTTACCCCTGTGATTTATATAGCCGGTGAACCTATCGCGGTCATCCTCCTCGGCTTTCGGAACATAAAATAGCACGACCTCAAACGGTTCTGGTGGCTGCGTAATCAAAGTCCAATCCATCGTCGCTCTCCTTTATTTCAACGGGTTCCCGTATTTATCTTTCGTAGCAGGATAATACTTCTGCAATTCCTTGATCGCCTTTTCAATAGCCTTATGCGCTCGCACATTCTCTGGCTCGCTCTCCTTAAATACATCGAGCCAACGTTGTAGGTCGCCGATTACGTGATCCATTAGGCACTCACCTCAGCTTCCTTCTGCCACTTATACCACTGCGAGGTGCTGATACCCATTTCCTTACAAGCCTGCCGCACCGATACATCACCGGCAGCGTTTTTACGGACATACTCCGCATACTCGTCAGGCACCTCTCTGCGAGGACGCCCCTCGCGGTAATCCTCACGCAACTTCGCCGTTTCCTTTCCGCCCTGCGTTCTCTCCACGATGCTGTCACGCTCGAACTGAGCGAACGCCAACATCACCGTCAGCACCACACGCCCCATCGGCGTATCCTCGATCAGACCCATATTCAAGATGTGAACCGAAACGCCACGAGCCATCAGATCCTCGACGACCTCCAAGCCCTCACGAGCCGTTCTTGCGAAACGGTCCAGCTTGCAAACCACGAGCGTGTCCCCTGCCTTCAACTGCGTAAGCAGCTTCGTGAACTTCGGACGATCCATCTTCGTTCCTGTATATGCCTCTGTAATGATTTTATCACACCCGGCAGCTTTCAGATCCTTGACCTGGTTCTCTAAGCTGTTGCCGTCTCTCTCTTGCCCCTTTGTTGAAACACGTCCGTAACCGTATCTCATTCTTCTTCACCGCCGATCTTGTATTCGCCGGTAAGTGTGCCTTTGCGTTTACGGCGAATCACGATTTCGAAACCAAGTGCTTCCATCATCTCTTCGAACTTGTCCATGCTGATATTTCTGCCAATTGCAGCTGCAACACCATTCTGCCCCGCATAGTTCAGCTTCTCAGCCAGAACCTCCTGGGTGATCCCTACATCTTTCATTGCCGCTTTGATTGCGTCTCTTCTTTTCATTTTGTGTTGCCCCCTTTGGTTATCATACTTACATGATATATCACACTTATGTGATTGTCAAGGGCCTTTTTAAAATTTTTTCTACTGGAGGACATCCCCCCCGGGCCCCTCGCCGGTCAAATCCCCCCTAGGGTATGCCCCCTCAAAACTGTATCGAAAACTTTTAACTTTTAGATACAGAAAAAATAATCACATATTTATGATAATATTCTGTTGACATATCACACATATATGATATTATTAGAGTATCACATATCAGTGATATATTTACCTAAAACAAGGGGGAAAACAGAATGCTAAATATCTACATTAACACATGGGCTAACTACAACGAGAACGGAGCAGACGGAGGCGAGTGGATCACACTTCCTATGGAAGAGGAAACACTAAAAGAAACAATGGAGCGTATCGCCAACGCTATGGAAGATCACGATCCAGAATGGTTTGTAAATGACTATGAATGGATAACAGAAATCGATCTTCGAGAAATCAGCGAATATGAGAATATCGAAAAGCTGAATGAGTGGCTTGAAGAATTGGGCGGACTTACTGAATGGGATCAAAAGGAGATCGCAGCCGCTATGGAAGCATGGGGGTATTCGTTCGATGAGGCAATGGGCAAACAACAAAGAGGGTATTTTACATTCTATCCTAATATGGATTTAGAAGAGGTAGCAGAGGAACTCGTAAACGAATGTTATACGCCGGACTCCGCAACGGCTGAATTTTTCGCAAGATACTTCGATTTCTCCGCCTTCGCTCGTGATCTCCGTTTTGATGGATACGAGGAAACAAGCTTAGGAGTGATCGTAGAATGATTATAGGGCGTTATATAGGAAGAGACGAAAACGGAAAACCACAATTTATTATAATCTCAAGGGGGAAATAAACATGTTCATTTATAGTGATATCTACGAAAACGATTTTCTTATCAAAACAGAAAACAAATACAAAATGAAAATAAACGGATGGTATTGTGGCGGCTTTTCTGCCGCTTCCGATACCGAAGCACTTGCAATCTTTAAAACTATTCTTGAGGGGGAAAAATAAAATGAACTTTTACAAAACGACGAATTATCTAAAAAGCGAAATCGCCAAAAAGGAAGCAGAAATAAAGCAACTCAAAAAAGAGATATTCGATGCTCAAGTAAGGGAGTTCTATTGGCATATTAACGAGCGAGTTCGAGTAATGGACGAAGATTTTTATGATACTCAATGGGAGATCTCCTTCGGTGATAAATCGGTAACACTTCCAAATTGTGCAGAGGTATTCCAAGGGATCGAGCAAGTACTCTTTGACTATATGGAAGAAGAAAACATTCAGCACAAAGAAAAGAACGAATGACAGCTTTTATTTACTATTTTGGTGCTATCGCTTTTTCTCTAAGCGTGGCTCGTGGCGTGATGGCTTTTATAAACTATTTGGAAAAGGGGAAACGAAATGAAAAACTATAATATCGTAGCAATGACAGAGGAAACAAAATACCAAATTATTGAGGTGATCCGATCAAGCGGAGCTATTTTAAGTGGTGTATCTGCCTACGGTTTGGGGTACTACATACAACTAAACGCAACGGACGATCAAGCGGAGCGGATCAATACAACACTCCAAGAGGTTGGCGTATGATTATAGCACTCGCTATTATCGGCACGATCCTATATATACCGATCGCAATTATTATCGAACTAACCAAAAACTACAAATAACGGAGGAAACACAATGGAAAACTTAAAAAATCGGATCTCAGCGGCATTAGAAAGCGAGCTCGCAGCCATCTACGAGGAGCAAAACATCACAAGCGGAGATATCGACCCCTTGCAATATCTCGAATGGGAACGCCTTGCAAAGGAAACAGCGGATCTTTTCGCCGAACTAATCGAACAGAACAAGTAAAAAACGCCCTCAGCGAATGAGGGCTTTTTCTATGGAGGGAAAAACAATGGAGACATACTTTGAAACAGCACACATCGAAGAGGGCGACGAATACGCAACCCTCACCGCTCATGACACCTTAGAAGAGGCGATCGAATGGGCGGAGACTCACGGAATTTTAACCATTTACGAGATCGGCGGCTCATGGGATGAATTCGAGAAATGCGGATTCTGTGGCGAATGGTTCCCCTCTAACGAACTAAACAAAGAGGGTGATTGCTTCTATTGTGAACAAGCGATAAAAAGCCATGGCGGAATTTAAGGGAGGGAAAACGATGTATACAGAAATCGAAATCGCTTATCATCAATGGCTGCATCATGATTCTGGCCACGGTTTCGGATGCCTGCAAAACATCGGCATAAGGATCGCCGTTTTTCTTGA